TTGTTAATACTAACCTAACAACAGGAGGAGTAGTACCAGTGATTGTAAGAAAAAGTCCTATAAAATATGAACTTCCTAATTTTTGTGTTTTAACTTTTTTTATTTTCGTACCAAATTCAGTACCAATATTCTTAAAAGTTGAACTTGCTAGAGCGCGGGACATAGGTTGCTGTGCTCTAACGCACAAGAGTTGCTATATAATTATAAGATTATCTTGCATAGTTATCTGGATTAACTACTGATAAACTATGAACGATCTAAGAATATGTAAAAGAGGATCAAATTTTGTAATTCAAGATTTATCCAATAACCGAAAGCAGATAGCAAAGTATTCTACAAAGACTTCTGCTAGAGCTGCTTTAAGAAAACTAACTGGAGATATAGCAACTAAAAAAGTTGTTATTGATGACAGACGCAAAGTTAGAGATACTTTTCAAAAGTATGCTGTAATAAGATTAGAAGATGCAGATACTGGAGGAAGATTAACAAGAGAAGGTGTTAGAAGATATGGCTCTTTCTGGAAAAACTATCTTTATGATACAATGCCAGATCTATATCTTGATGAGTTAAGAAATAAACATATTGAACAGTTAGTTAAGCAACTTTATTTAAAACATAAAGCAACTTATAGAACTGCTCAAAATATTGTTTCAGCT